CGTCTCCCGGGGGGGCGGCCGCCCCGGGGGAGTGTCCCCCCCGCCTCCCCCCCCCCGCCGCACCCGGCGCGGGACCTCACTGCCCAGCACGCGCATGCCCTCGCCGACGGCGGAGACCCCGGCCAGCCCCTGGTGGTGCTGTGCCGCAGCTGCAACAGCCGGCACGGCGCCGACCGCCTTGCCGCCCGCCGCGGCCGCCGCTGACCCCAGGGGGATACCCCCTGTAGCAGACCCACTATTGGCCGTGACGGAGGTGGCTAGATGGTACAGAGGGTTCAAAAACCGCTTCTGGCCTGCTATTTTTTGAACCCTCAAACCCAGTATTTTGCTCGATGAAACCTTTTGGTAGGGGGTGGTTTTTATGCCCAGTGGTGGCGCTAGGCCCCGGTCGGGGCCGCCGCCAGACCCGCGGTCCGGCAGGTCTGATGCCCGCGGTATCTCCGCGGAGTTGCGGGTGCTGCCGGCGTCCGGCTACACGGGCAAACCCCCGCAGTGGCCACTGCCAACCGGCTACACCAGGGAACGCGCCCTATGGAAAAAGGTCTGGCGGTTTCCCCAGGCTGTGGCGTGGGCGGAAGAAGAATGGCGGTGGCTGACCATTGCGCACTATGTGCGCTGGGCTGTCCGTAGCGAAGCGCCAGGGGCTACGCCGTCAATGATGACCCAAGTGCTAAGGCTTGCCGATAGCATCGGCCTGTCGCCTGCTGGTCTCCTGCTCAACGGCTGGACAATCTCCACCACTGACGACGACTCCGTCACCGAGTCGGCCCCGCCACCACAGCGTGATAGTCCGCCCAGACGTCGCCTGCGGGCGGTAAAGGATGACGACGATGATCCTGCCAACTGACTGGGTTGTTGATTTTCCCACCCTCGGGGACCTGTGGGATGCCTGGGTGCAGGCTCACTGTCTTATCCCCGATGGCTATAGGCGTGGGGAGGCGTTCGTTTGGTCCGATTGGCAATTCTGGTGCGCCGCTAACTTCGGCCGTATCCGCGTAGGGCTGCAATGGGAAGGCGTTCCACTGGGCGCCAGGGCGTTCACCTACCGTCGGCTGCAGGTTATCGCCCCGCAGAAGACCGGCAAGGGCCCGTGGGCGGCGTCAATGACGGCTATCCAAGCGGTGGGCCCCGCCGAGTTTGACGGCTGGGCTTCCGCTGGGGATGCCTACAGATGTTCCGACTGGGGCTGTGGCTGTGGTTTCGCCTTCCCTTACCAGGCTGGGGAGCCCAAGGGACGGCCGCACCCGTCGCCACTGATCCAGTTGACTGCCACATCCGAGGACCAGGTGGAAAACACCTACAGGCCGCTGCGGGCGATGATCCAGATGGGGCCCCTCCGGCACCAAATGGCGGTCCGGGATGGGTTCGTGCGCATCCTCGGCGGCCTGGGCGGCGACGACGCCGACCGGATCGACGCCGTAACTGCCAGCGCCGACAGCCGCGTCGGCAACCCCGTGACGTTTTGCGAACAGGACGAGACGGGGCTATGGACCAAGCGTAACCGCATGACAAAGGTTGCTGACGCCCAACGCCGCGGCCTGGCAGGCATGGGTGGTAGAGCGATCGAGACGACAAACGCCTACGACAGTGCGGAGCAGTCGGTTGCCCAAACGACGCTCGAAGCTAACCTGGCTGACGTGGCGACATTCTACATCCCGCCTCCCAAACATTTGAAGTGGGAGCGGAAGCGAGACCGGCGCCGAATCCTCGAAGCCGTCTATAAAGGCAGCCCTTGGGTCAATATCGATGCGGTGCTGGCTGAGGCTGACGAAATATCCCTCCGCGACCCCGAGCAAGCAGAACGCTTTTTTGGTAACCGGATCACCTACTCATCAGGCAGCTGGCTGCCAGCAGGACTATGGGAGGGGCACTATGCAATGGTTGGGGAATCCCCCTGATGGTACTAGCATCTGCGTGGGCTTTGACGGGTCAGAAAACAATGACTGGACCGCGCTCAGGGCCGAAACCCTTGACGGGTTCTCGTTCACACCCCGCTATGGGCCAGATGACAGGCCCACTATCTGGAATCCTACCGAGTGGCAAGGCCGTATACCCCGCGGGGAAGTGGTTGCCGCAGTCGACGAGCTCTTCGACCGCTACCAGATAGAACGCATGTATTGCGACCCCCAAGACTGGCGCTCCGAGATCGGCGAATGGGCCCTCAAATACGGTGCCGAGCATGTGTTCGAGTGGGCCACAAACAGTATCAAACGCATGTACCAAGCAATTAGGCGGTTCGAGGTAGACCTGACAACGGGGCGCATCACCCATGATGGCTGCCCACTCACCAGCCTGGCTATAGCCAACGCTCGAAAGGTTGCCAAGCCTGGCCAAATGTATGTGCTCGGCAAAGCAACGGAACAGCAAAAAATTGACCCCGCCATGGCCACCGTGCTCGCCCACGAAGCAGCCATGGACGCCCACGCCGACGATTGGGAAAACAGTACGACGGCAGCCAGGGTCGTTGTGCTAGGCCGCCGCAGAAGGAGGTGACAATGGAACTCACGCCAGAAGAACGAAGACTCACTGAAAAGCTCTTCAACAAGATTCAGCGGCAGCGCCGGGAAGACCGCAAAAACGAGCGCTACTACCGAGGCCTGCAGGAAATCGGCAATTTGGGTATTGCAGTGCCGCCTGACGTGCAGCCGTTTGCTTTTCCTTTGAATTGGTGCAGGACCTATATTGACGTCCTTGAGGAGCGGCAGGACGTGCGAATGTTCCTGCGCTCCGGGGCGCTTGAAGAGGATGCCGAGCTGCGTGCCGACTGGGAAGCCAACGACCTTGATTCCCTATCACATTTGGTGCACCGCGATTTGCTCATTTACGGTCGGGCGTTTATCTCCGTTGCCGCCCGCGACGGCGGCGGCAGGCCCCGGATCATGCCCGAATCTCCCAAAGACATAGCAGCCTTGGTCGATGCGCGCACCCGCGAAATGACCGCGGCCCTCCGCATCTACCGGGATGACACCGGCATCGCCGAATACATGACCCTCTACCTCCCCGACTCCACCGTGCTCATCGACCGCCGCGCCGGGAAATGGGAAACAACCAGGCGTATCAAACACCGCCTAGGCCGGGTGCCGCTGGTGATGATTCTCAACCGGCAACGAACCGGGGAATGGGCGGGTGAGACCCAACTGGCAGACCTTCGGCCCCTGGTTGATATGGCGGGCCGGGTGATGCTGCAGCTCCAGCTAGCCATGGAAACCGTAGCAACACCTCAGAAAGTCGCCCTAGGCGTGAGCCAGAAGGATTTCGTAGACGCTGATGGCAAGCAGATTGAGGACCCCTGGGATACATATTTGGGGTCGATCTGGGCGCTATCCAGTAAAGACGCCAAAGTAGAGCAGCTAGCTGGTGCCACACTGTCAGGGTTCCACGACACTGTCAAAATGTTGGCCGAACAAGCAGCAACCGTGACCGGTCTGCCGGTGCGGATGATGGGACAAAATACCGCCAACCCCGCCGCCGAGGGCGCCATCCGCGCCGACGAATCCCGCCTTGTGAAACAGGTGGAGCGGCTAAACACTCTCATGGGTGCTGGGTGGGCGTGGGCGCTAGGCATCGCCGAGCGGATCCGCACCGGCAGCTGGGACGCCGATGGCCAGATCAGCACCCTGTGGCAGAACCCCGGTACCCCCACGGAATCACAGCGGGCCGATGCTCTGCAAAAGAGCACTGGCGGTAGACCGTTCATGTCAGTGCGCGGGGCCATGGCCGAGATGGGATGGCCGCAACAACGTATCGACCGTGAACTGGAGTGGCTGGAGCAGGAAAACAGCATGGGCGGCATCATCGAAAAGCTCGAACGCGGCGCTGACGACAACTCGGGCGAACGCGAACCACCGTAGTCGCGCTAGCCGTCGTCTAGCGGCATGGAGGGAGGCCTACCACCATGCTGGATTCCCAGTACTCCAGGCTCCCCCCACAACTCCAAGCCGCCGCCGACTACCGGCAGCGACTCATCGCCCAGATAGTCCGGCGGGTGCTCGCTGCCTGGCGACCCAACAGTCCGCAGGCCCCCAATGCCTGGTTCGCCAGCCACGCCCTGCCGTTCACCGAGATGGTGGCCCACGGGCAACTGCTGGCGGCCCAAGCAGCAATCGCGTCAGCAGATGTTGCGTTGGATCTACAACACTACGACCAGGTGTCGGAGCTGTCAGCGGCCCCGGAGGCGTTCGCAGGGGTAACAGGCAGTGGCGACCCCGTGATGGGACTCGCCTACGCCCAAGCCCAAAAAATCACCGAGCTGGTCGACGCCGAAGCCCCTATCACGGAGCGGGCGCAGGCGTGGCACCACGCGGGCGTGATGCTCGCAACCGCCACCCAAACCGCCATCTCTGATGCCGCCCGCATGGCCATACTCACCCACCTAGCCGCCAGGCCTGGCGCCGCGTGGATCCGAGTGGTTCGCCCCCCATGCTGCGCCAGATGCGCCATCCTGGCCGGCAAAAAAGGCGGCAGCAGTATGCGGTTCCTTCGGCACCCCGGATGCGACTGCACCGCCATTCCAGTCTCCGAAGCCACGTCGGATATGCACAAACTGTTCTATTTCGACGCCAAGGAATACTTCGATTCCCTAGCGCCGGAGCAGCAGGCCAAGGTGTTCACCAAAGCAGGCGCCAAGGCTATCCGCGATGGCGCCGACATCAACCAGGTTGTTAACGCCCGCCGGGGCATGAAAACCATCACCTCGGCAGGCGGTAGGCGGCGGCTCATCACCACCGAAGGCACCACCAAGCGCGGCTGGGCTTCTGATTACCTGCGGAAACAATACGGTGCGGCGCTACAAAAAGCTGGCGGCAGGTACCGGCGCACGTCGGTAGCTAGGCTGATGCCGGAAGAAATCTACCGTATCGCCGGCGACGACCGCGACTTGGCCCTAGCGCTGCTACATAAGAACGGCTTCCTCACCGACGCCACACCAGACCTATCTGGTAAGTGGTCGTGGGCGAAACGTGATCCCGCTGTTCTGGAGGCCAAACGCAGGATCGACACCAGGCCAAGCATTGCGCTCTCTGCAGGAAGCAGCGCTGACGATCAAGCTAAACCCGCCCTCGGCGCCGAGACTGACGCTAGGCTGAAACACGAGTATTCCCAGCGTATAGCCACGCCCCCCAGGCAATTCCGCAAGGTTGTCAGCAGGGCACTGAGTTATATGGATGACGCGCACCAAGGGAAAACGTTCCTCCCCGACGAATACAAAATCGAGCTAATGAACGGTCGTGATCGCCTCGGGACGAAAGTGGAAGAGAGTCCGATCCGCGGAACTTCGTACCGAACCATTGACCATGAGGGGATTACTCGTTACCGAGTAACGATTAACGGGACTTTCCAGGGACAGGAGCTAACTGTCCTTCATGAGTTGGGGCATCTCATCAAATGGAAATATGAAGCCCTGCCAGAGATGAAGCCCGTGCTTGCGGCGATTCGGCAAGCACCGTCGACACGTGAGATTGCAACGTATGCGGGGAATCTGACGGAGAGTCACACCCAAATCTATCTTTTGTTAGCTGATGAGCTTTTTGCTCGGGCGTATGCCCAGTGGGTGACTACTAAAACCGGAGTGCCGAGGCTGGTAAACACCCTGAATTTTCACAGGGGCCAGGAGCATGTTCTAGATAGCGTACAGTGGCAGGACTCCGAATTTGCGCAGTATATTATGCCTGCTCTTGATGAATTTTTTACCCAGGTGTAGCATTGCAATTATGTTATTCACAGATGTCCCTATCGATGCTCCCTGGGACACCATCGTGCAATCCTACATGGATACCATGGGGTGGCCACGTGAGCAGGCCGAAGAATACGCAGATGCGCTCGCGGGTATTGGCATGTGGAAGCCTTGCGACCGGAAAGAAAAGTACCAAAACGCCGCCCCGCCGCCCCTCAGCTGCCCACTCTGGTAACCCCTAAAAACTTGTGACACCGACCCCCAAAAGTGGAGGTCGGTTTTTCTATGCCCAAAAACAAAGAAGGAAGGAAGATCCATGATTGTCAACGGTCTAATGCGCTATCACATTCGGTGCGTTACACAGCCCCCTATCGACGGTCAGTCACTAGCTGGCGGCTCTAGTGCTGCCGAGGGGGCGGCTTCTACCCCCCAGGCCAGTGGCCGGCAACGGGAAGGCGAAACCGCATCAGCCACCAGCAACGCCGACGCTGATGCTGACGCCGACAGCGACGGGGATGGCGGCGAACCGAACGGTCGGGGCTCAAAAACCCAAGTGCTTGCCGACCTAGCTAAGGAACGCGACAAGCGCCAGACCCTCGATAAGGAAAACGCTGCGCTGAAGGCGCGCCTGGCGGAGTTCGAGCGCGCCCAGATGACAGAGCAGGAGAAAACCGCGGCAGACCTCAAAACAGCCCAGGACCGCGTGGCGGCTCTGGAAGCACAGATCGCCGAACAACACCGCCAGGCGGCAGTTGCTAAGGCGCTGAAAACTGTGGGGTTGCCTGCTGATCTGGCCGGTCGGCTTCAGGGCTCAACCCCGGAAGAACTCGCCGCTGATGCCAAGGCCCTAGCCGCGGCGCTAGGCGAGCTGCCAGTCGACCCCTCCCAAGGGCAACACGCCGGCGGCAAGCCGGCCCCCCGCAGCCTCACCGAGGCACTCCGTAACCACTACAACATCACATAAAAGATAAGGAGGCTCGCTATGCCTATTACCCTGGCAGACGCCAAACTCAACACCCTGGAAGACTACGACCCGGTGGTCATCGACGAATTCCGTAAAAACTCCCCGCTGCTAGACGCCTTGATCTTTGACACCGCGGTCAACCCCGCAGGTGGTGGCGCCACTCTCGAATATGGCTACCGGCGGCTGGTTACCCAGCGTGCCGCTGACTTCCGCGAAATCGGCAAAGAATACACCCCTCAAGAAGTCAAGACCGTTAAGAAAAGCGTGGAGCTCAAACCGCTGGGCGGCACGTTTGAGGTGGACCGGGTGCTCGCCCACCTCGGCCCCGCAGCCAGCGATGAAGTGGCACTGCAGACCTCCCAGCTCATCAAAGCCACTAACGCGAAGTTTAACGATGCGATCATCACCGGTGACACCGCGGTCGACGCCAAAGGCTTTGACGGCCTGGATAAAGCGTTAAAAGATTCTGCGACCGAGCTGAATACCGCGGGTGAGAAAGACTGGACTGCCCTCACCACCGCCGACACCGCGCTGGCTATCCTCGACGACTTGGACGAACTCCTCGGCGCCTTGGATGGCCCGCCCACCCTGCTGCTCTGTAATAAGCGTGTGCTGGCGAAGATCCGGGCAGCAGCGCGCCGGGCTAACCTGTACACGCAACAGCCGGTTGAGGGGCTGCTGGGTGCGGGTGGCCATGAAATCACCCGGGAAATGCTCGGCAATGTCATCTTGGCGGATGCCGGCGAGAAAGCCGGCACAAACGACCCGGTGATCCCCGTGACCGCGGGCAAGACCAGCATTTACGCCGTACGCATCGGCCTAGGCGGTTTCCACGGCGTGACCACTACCGATGGTCAAATGCTGCGAACTTGGCTGCCGGACTTCAGCACCTCCGGCGCCGTGAAGCGCGGCGAAGTGGAACTGGGGCCGGTCGCCCCGGTACTCAAGTCCACCAAAGCCGCCGCGGTGCTGCGCAACGTCAAGATCGGGGCCTAATCATGGCCATCGTGAAAACCCCCGTCGAGGGCTACACCGGCCCCATCGGCGCTGACCTGTTCGTCGGCGGCGTCTGCACCGACGTCCCCGACGACCGGTTGGACTACTACCGGCGTCAAGGTTATGTCATCCTCGACCAGGAAATTACCACGCCGCAGGAGACGCCAATCCAGCTGCCAGCCGATGGCGCCCCGAAAGCTGACTGGGTCACTGTAGCTGTTCAGCTCGGCATTGACGTCAAAGGCAAAACTAAAGCCGAAATTATCGCGGCAGTCACCGCAGCCACCCCACCAGCGGAGGAGTAACCCCCATGGCCACCTGGCTCACCGCTGACCCCAAAACCCTGTGGCCACACCTCGACGGCACCCGGCTGGAGGAGGCGAAACGCCTTATCGAACGGGCGGAAAGTATTGTTCTCCAGCGGTTCCCCAGCATCCCCACCCGCATCCAGCAACGCCGGCTCAGCACCGAGGTTGTTGCTGGCGTCGTGGAGGATATGGTGACCCGCGCCATCGCCAAAGAAGACCGGGGTGGACTCACCCAGCTGGCCTCCCCGGAGGTGACCACGC